CTTTGTGAGAAATAGCATTGAAGTTATGGAAAGCGATTTTGAGTAACTCCCTTAGTCCTGCTAAGAATTCTCGTATCGCTTTCCATAACTAACAGCTATCCATAAGTCCCCTTATGTGAAGCTTCACATAATGGAACGATTTTTGTGAAATGGAGCAACGGCGTGTCCCTCGGCACGGTCTTTGGGGTCGACGTCATCAGGTGCGTTGACGAGGGCGAAGCAGAATAACCAGATCCCTTGAATAATAAGACATGGCAATCGAAGCGCCCCGTCTGCCCCAACCGGGCAGATAGGGGCTGCTTTCCATCATCGGACCAGACTCCCGATAGGGGGTCTTTATTTTGTGGAGTCGGAGGTGCGCCATTGGGCGGCTATAAATATTCCCCAACAAAGCTTATGCTCCCGGCCAGTCATTATGACGCCCGGCGCGCCGATTTCGCGGTACGCTTCATTCAGATGCTCAGGCACACCACGGGTGAATGGTTTGGGAAGCCGTTTCACCTGATGCCCTGGCAGGAGCAGATCGTGCGCGACCTCTTTGGCATCGTCGGCGAGGACGGGTACCGCCAGTTTCGCACGGCCTATGTGGAAGTGGGAAAAAAGAACGGAAAACAGTTGAATCTGAACACGCCGATTCCGACGCCAAACGGCTTTACAACCATGGGCGATATCGATGTTGGCGAAAAGGTCTTCGACGAGAGCGGCAAGGTGTGCCGCGTGGTTGCCAAGAGTGAAGTCGACTACGATGAGCAGGCATACCGGATTATCTTTAAAGACGGTGAAGTGATCGAAGCGGGCGAGAATCACCAGTGGTACGGCGAGTGGCGGTCCAACAGAAAACTGATCACGGGACTGGTCACCACCGGCTGGTTGTTCAGGCGCTCCCGCGCGCCTGGACGGAACAAATGCCGGTCGATTGATTTCCGGATCCCAATCAATGGAGCGCTTGATACGCCAACCGTTGAATTACCCATCGATCCCTACCTGATGGGATACTGGCTTGGAAACGGTCACTACAGCAAACCTGAAATTACGATCATGACGCGGGATGTCGGTGAGGTGCTTGCAAAGGTTCGGGAACATCACGACATCCGGACGGTTTGGGAGAACGTCGGGGATAGCCGGATTGCCAGAGTCCCCGATCTGAAAAAAGTGCTCGTCCGCTCGTATCACGACAAGGCTATACCGCCTGAATACCTCCGGGCGAGCCGCGTACAGCGGTTATCTTTATTACAGGGGCTCATGGACTCGGACGGTTGTGTCAGCGACCGAAAAGGACAGGCAATCTATTACTCGACTGAAAAGCCGCTTGCCCAAAGCGTCGGTGAGTTACTATGGACGCTCGGAATTAAGAACGCCGTCACCTTCGCGGAATGCACCCAGCGCCGGGATTGGAACAAACCGAGCACCGAATGCGGCCGCGTCCCGACCGGCGAGATGCTGTATTCGGTCAAGTTTACCGCGTTTGATGATGTGCGGGTTGCCGGGTTGGACCGAAAGCAGAGCCGGGCAATTGCACGCGATCCGAAAACCCGGAGTCACTACCGGTACATCGACCGGATCGAACCCATTGAGAACGGCGGAATGCAGTGCATACAGGTCGACAGCGCGTCTCACCAGTATTTGGTGGGGCGCTCATGCTTGCCCACCCACAATAGCGAGCTTGCGGCGGCCATCGCGCTCTACCTGCTTTTCGCGGACGGCGAAGCGGGTGCGGAGGTCTATTCCTGCGCCGCGGACATCAACCAGGCGAGCATCGTGTTCAACACCGCCAAGGCGATGGTGGAGCAGAACCGCGACCTGCTCACGCTCTCGAAGCTCATCCCGAGCACCAAACGGATCGTGTTCGGGCACACGAACAGTTTCTACCGGGTGCTGTCCTCGGAAACAAAGTCGAAGCAGGGCTTCAATGTGAGCGGGCTTATCTTCGACGAGCTCTTCGCCCAGCAGACCCGCGAGCTGTTCGACACCATGACCAAATTCACGGGCGACGCCAGGCGCCAGCCGCTTTACTTCCTCATCACCACGGCCGGCAGGGACAAGACCAGCATCTGCTATGAGATCCACTGCAAGGCGCAGGCCGTGCTGGACGGATCCAAGATTGACCCCACGTTCTACCCCGCTGTGTTCGGCATCGGGGAGAGCGACGACTGGCGGGACGAGCGCGTCTGGCGGCGGGTCAACCCGTCCATTGGCGTGACCATTCCGCTCGAAACGGTGCGCGCTGCCTACGAACAGGCGAAGCAGAACCCTGCTGAAGAGATGCACTTCCGGCAGTTTAGGCTCAACGAATGGTGCAACGCCGACATCCGCTGGATGCCCATGGACAAGTGGGATGCCCTCGGCACGGAGATCGACTGGGACGAGTACGAAGGCCGCGACTGCTACTGCGGGCTCGACCTCTCCAGCACGGGTGACCTCACGGCGCTGGTGCTGGTGTTCCCGCCCGCGGCCGGCGATGTGAAGTACACGGTCCTGCCTTTCTTCTGGTTGCCCGAGGACGTCATTGACCACAGAACGCGGCGCGACCACGTCCCCTACGCCGTGTGGCGGAAGATGGGCGTGTTCAACACCACGGAGGGCAACGTCGTGGACTACGACTACATCGTAGCCTTCATCGCCAGGTTGTCCGAGCGCTTCCGCATCCGCGAGATCGCTTACGACCGCTACGGGGCGGAGAAGATTCGCCGCGATCTGGAGGAACTGGGCGCTGAGCACGGGTTTTCTGTATTTCCGTTTGGGCAGGGATTCGTTTCCATGTCTCCCCCGAGCAAGGATTTCTTTCAGTTCGTGATGGAGGGAAAGATCCGGCACGGCAGGCATCCCGTCCTCGACTGGAACATGGGGAATGTCGTCATCGACCAGGACGCAGCGGGGAACATCAAGCCCAACAAGAAGAAATCCACGGAGAAGATCGACGGCGTCGTCGCGCTGATCATGGGCTTCGCCCGGGCGACGCTGGGCGGCGGCATAAACGGGTCTGTCTACGATGAGCGAGGACTCTTGTTTATATAAGTGCCTTTTTGTTTGGAATATAATTCCTCATCCGGCGTAAGACGGACGGCGAAAATGGATTACTTGTTGATGAAGTATAGTCCGATCATGCAAATCAGGATGCCTGCGATCTTTGTTCCTGTAATTGCTTCATGATAGAAGCAATAGCCCACAACGATTAATGCGATTGCAAGAATCGAGCTGTAAATGAGCTGGCCAGTGCTGATGTTCCACCCTGCTTTATACATATAGATAGAACCGGCCTCAAGGCCAACAATCGCCAACCCCAAAACAAAGCTGCTCCAGTTCAGGTGGCGGTATTCCTGTAATAGACTCCCTCGCTTGATTGCAAAATACAGGACGCCTGATGTCATCGCACCTACGACATATGTTACCGTAAGCGCCGCGAATGGGTTAATCTCGCGAGGGGTTGCTTTTGAACAGATATTGTAAAAAACATTCGAAAGCACGATAACCGCAATCGGCCAGTACATATTCATCGCTACCGAATTCACGCTCCATATTGCCAAAATAAAAACAACAGCCAGAATAGCCTGTCTGTCAGTAGGTGCTCACCTGTTGTGTTTATTATAGCCAGGCAGCGGGAGTGTGTCAAGCAGGTGTGCATATGGCCGGCAGGAATCTGAGCGTGGTTTCAATGAACAGCGACCGAATGTTCGAGCAGTCTACAAACAGGAGGCAGCGCAATGCGCAATCCTTTCACCGGCTTGATCAAAGCTCGGGACAAGCCCCAAAACACCCTGAACGGCAACAGCTACTCCTTTTTATTTGGCGGCACGACATCCGGCAAGACGGTCAACGAGAGAAGCGCCATGCAGATGACCGCGGTCTACGCATGTGTTCGAATACTCGCCGAAGCTATCGCCTCCCTTCCCCTTCATGTGTATCGCTACAACGACACCGGGGGAAAAGAGAAGGAAATCCAACACCCGCTGTATATGCTGCTGCATGACGAACCCAATCCCGAGATGTCGGCGTTCTCCTTCCGGGAAACCCTCATGACGCATCTTTTGCTCTGGGGGAATGCCTTCTCCCAAATCATCCGCAACGGGCGCGGCGAGGTGATTGCGCTCTACCCCCTCATGCCGGACCGCATGACGGTGGACAGGGATAGCGCCGGACGTATCTACTATGCTTACACCCGGTCGGATGGGGACGCACGGACACTGGGGCAAAAGAGCACGGTTGTGCTCGCTCCCCCGAATGTGCTCCACATCCCCGGCCTCGGTTTTGACGGTTTGGTCGGGTACTCGCCCATCGCCATGGCGAAGAATGCCATCGGGATGGGACTCGCCTGCGACGAGTACGGCGCGTCCTTCTACCAAAACGGCGCGCAGCCGGGCGGCGTGCTCGAGCACCCGGGGGTGGTGAAAGACCCCAAGCGCGTGCGCGATTCCTGGAACGCGATCTATCAGGGCAGCGCCAACGCACACCGGGTCGCGGTGCTGGAAGAGGGAATGGCCTATAAACCCATCTCCGTTTCCCCGGAACAGGCGCAGTTTCTGGAGACTCGGAAGTTCCAGATCGACGAGATTGCGCGCATCTTCAGGATCCCACCTCACATGGCGGGCGATTTGGAGAAATCGTCCTTCTCGAACATCGAGCAGATGTCGCTGGAATTCGTGAAATACTCCCTCGCGCCGTGGATCGCGCGCTGGGAACAGGCCATGCAGCGGGCGCTCTTTTCGCAGGACGAGAAGCGGCGCTTTTTTATTCGGTTCAATGTGGAGGGCCTGCTCCGCGGTGACTTCAAGAGCCGCATTGAGAGTTATGCCGTTGGCATCCAAAACGGATTCTACTGTCCCAATGATGTCCGAGACCTCGAGAATATGAATCTGATTCCAGAGTCTGAAGGCGGGTTCAACTTCATGGTGAACGGCAATATGGTGAAACTTGCGGATGCCGGTGCATTTGCGGGCACAAAAAGGAAGGAGACAAACGAGTGAATTCAAGGTTCTGGCATTGGTCGGAGCCCGACCTGCTGGTGCACGACGAAACCAACGGCGCACGTACACTGTATCTGGAGGGTGTCATCGCGGAGGAGAGCTGGCTCGACGACGACGTGACCCCGGCGGCTTTCAAGGCCGAACTCATGGTCGGCTCCGGGCCTATAACCCTATGGATCCACAGCCCGGGCGGCGACGTCTTCGCCGCGGCGCAGATATACAACATGCTCATGGAGTACCCGGGCGATGTGACCGTCAAGATCGACGGCATTGCCGCGTCGGCCGCGTCGGTGATCGCCATGGCGGGGACGAAAGTGCTGATCTCCCCGACCGGGATGCTCTTTATCCACAACCCCATGACGCTGGCCATCGGGGACAGCGAGGAAATGCAGAAGGCCATCGATATGCTCGCCGAAGTGAAGGAGAGTATCATCAATTCGTATGAGATCAAGACGGGACTCTCCCGCGCGAAGATTTCCCACCTCATGGACGGAGAGACCTGGATGTCCGCGAAAAAGGCCGTCGAGCTTGGGTTTGCCGACGGTATTCTTTTCACGCAGGATAAGTTGGAAGGCGCACCGGACGGAGCCGTCCTGGATGACAGCTTCACCTTCTCCCGCCGCGCGGTGACCAACAGCCTGCTTACCAAGCTCCGGGCACGGATGCCCACGAGCGAGAGCGGCAAGCCGCCCGACGCTGCCGTACCTGACGTCCCCAAAGGGATCCCCGTAGAGTCGCTGGAAAAGCGGCTCTTTTTGATTTCTCACTGAAGTATTGGAGGAAACCAGATGAATCAGATTCTTACCCTGCGCGAGAAGCGCGCAAAGGCTTGGGATGCCGCAAAAGCGTTCCTGGATGAAAAGCGCGGCGCGGACGGCATGATCTCCGCCGAGGACGCGGCGGCCTACGACAGGATGGAGACCGACGTGGTCGCCCTCGGCAAGGAGATCGAACGCCTGGAGCGCCAGGCGGCCCTCGATCTCGAGCTCTCCCGCGCCACGACTGCACCCCTGACCGACAAGCCCGGCGCACCTGAACAGAAGGAGAAGACCGGCAGGGCATCCGACGCGTACAAGTCCGCTTTCTGGCAGGCCATGCGCAACAAGACCATTTCCCACGACGTGTACAACGCCCTCAAGATCGGCGAGGACGACCACGGCGGCTATCTTGCGCCGGACGAGTTCCAGAAAACGCTCATTGAGGCGCTGGAGGAGCAGAATATCTTCCGCCGCCTCGCCAAGAGCATCACCACGTCCTCCGGCGACCGCAAGATCCCCGTCGTCGCCTCCAAGGGCGCCGCTTCCTGGATCGAGGAGGGCGCGGCGTATCCCGAGAGCGACGATACCTTCGGCCAGATCTCCATCGGGGCCTTCAAGCTGGCCACCATGATCAAGGTGTCGGAGGAACTCCTCAACGACTCCGTGTTCGACATCGCGTCCTACGTCGCCCGGGAGTTCGGTCGCCGGATCGGTTCGGCTGAGGAAGAAGCCTTCTTCTCCGGCAACGGCACCGGCAAGCCCACCGGGATCCTGAACGCCACGGGCGGCGCGGGTATCGGCGTGACCACCGCGGGCGCAACCGCCATCACCATGGACGAGGTCATGGACCTGTTCTATTCCCTGCGCGCGCCGTACCGGAGAAGTGCGGTATTCCTCATGAACGATTCCACCGTGAAGGCGCTCCGGAAGCTCAAGAACGGGTCCGGTGACTATCTTTGGCAGCCTTCGGTGATCGCGAACACACCGGACACCATCCTCGGAAAGCCCGTGTACACCTCTGCGTTCATGCCCGCCATTGCGGCCGGGAACAAGACCATGCTGTTCGGGGACCTCTCCTACTTCTGGGTGGCGGACCGGGAGGGCCGCTCGTTCAAGCGGCTCAACGAACTGTATGCCGCCACCGGCCTGGTGGGCTTCCTCTCCTCCGAGCGCGTGGACGGCAAGCTCGTTCTGGCGGAGGCCGTTCAGGCACTCCAGCAGAAGAGCGCCTGACAAGCGACCGCGCACAAAATGAGCAACAGGGGGTAAAAACATGAGCGAATACCAGACGCACAACTATACCGCCCACGGCGGGCGGGAAACCGTGATCGGGGGGAAACTGACTTTCCTGCCCGGCGCGGTCGTCGAGGGTCTCGCGGAAGTGATCGAGATGGAGAAACTGGCGCATCAGCCGGACAGCCAGGCCACTACCGTCGCCGCGCTCCGCGAAGACTTCAACGCCCTGCTCGGGAAACTCCGCGCGGCGGGCTACATGGCGGATGCTGCGGAACCCTCGGCGAATGATGCGGGGGATCCGGCAGCCGGCGGGACAGAGGGCACATGATCATCACCGTCCCTGAACTGAAAGCGCACCTGCGCATCCAGCACGACGAGGAAGACGCGCTGCTCGAATCCCTCATCGTCCAGGCGCAGGCCGCCGCCGAGGAATTCTGCCGCGTGACTTTTGACGAGAACGCGCCGCAGACGGCGCGGCTGGCCGTTCTCCTCATGGCGTCCTATTTCTACGAATGCCGGGACCTGTCCGAGAAGAACGGCTACAACATCATGACCGCCGCGTTCCGCGCGCTTCTTTATCCGCACCGCTCCCCCGAACAGCTCTTTTAATGGAAGGAAGTGCATGAACATGTCCATGCCGCACCCAGGCCAACTCCGAAATCCTGTGGAGATCGGGCGTACCGTCAATGTTTCAAACGGGAACGGGTATGCCGATGAGACGGAGGAAGTCGTCTGCCGGGTATGGGCTTCTGTTGAAGACGGTTCCTCGCGCTACCTCGTTGCCGGGGACGCGGGAACCGCCGCGCGCGGACTGGTCTTCGTCATCCGCTGGCGCGGTGATATCGGACCCGGCATGTGGGTGCGCTTCCGGGATGAGAAGCACCGGATCGAAAAGGTGGAGGAGTACGACTTCAAGCGCCGCTACCTCAAACTGTTCACGGTCTCCGCGAAGGGGGTGGGCGGATGAAAAGAATACAGGACGCGCTGGCGCCCACCGGCATTCCCGCCTTCCCCGGCGCGTGGAAGCCAACCTCTCCGCTCCCAACTGCGCCGGCACAGTACCTCGTTTACACGACGCTGGCCACAGAGGACGAGCACTGGGACGACGGGTTCCGGCGTTACCGGGTGTACGTCTACCTGAACCTCTGGAGCGATACCGATCCCACGGACGCAATCCGCACGATCCGGACGGCCTTGCGCGCGGCTAATTTTGCGTTGGTGGAAGAAACCGAGCAGGCGTCCCCCAACGAAGAAGCAAACCAGTATCTCGTCTTCTGGACGTGGGTACTTTGGCTGACACCGGAGGAACTGCCATGAGCCTCGAACTCAAGGGTGGAGCAGACCTGCGCAACGACATCGCACGGATGGCCGACTCCATCAAGACAGATGAGGGCGGAAACGCAACGACCAATCGGATTCTTGAAACCGCCGCGCAACCGGTGCTCGAGCAGATGATCCAAAACGCGAGCACGAACCCGCACCCAGGCTCCGGAAAGCTTCGAAGCTCCCTTCGGATCAAGAAGGCATCCCGCAAGCGCGGTGCGCGCGTAACGGTGGGCGTGCATCGCTCAGAGGGCGGTGCGGCGTATTCCAATCCGGTCGAGTTTGGGCACGGCGGGCCGCACCCCGCGCCGCCGCATCCCTTCGTCCGCCCGGCATTCGACGTCCGCGCCGACGAGGCGTATGAACTTCTCAAGGAGCAACTGCGTAACGCCCTTGACAGGGACCTATAAAACAACGGAGGTACTGAAAATGCCCGCAACCGCGGCGCCCGCCGTGTCCAGCACGGTGGGCCTCAAAAACATGGTACTCGCGCCCATGACGGCGGACACCGAGACCGAAACCACTTACGATGCCCTGCAGAAGGTCGCCGGCGCCATCGAGGCGTCCATTACGCCCGACAACGCCGATCCGGACATCATCTATTTTGACGACGCCGAGGGGGATGTGCTGTACGCGGATCCCGAGCTCGCCTTCAAGACGAAGCTGGCCGACCTGCCGCTCACCATCCAGGAGATGATCTTCTCCAACAAGATCGACGACAACGGCGTGCTCATCCGCGCGGCGTCCGACAAGCCCGGGTACTTCGCCGTCGGCTTCATGTCCGAGAAGGCGAACGGAAAGTACAGATATGTTTGGCTCTTCAAGACGCGCGCGAAGCCCGTGACGGAAAACTACCAGACCAAGGAAGGAAAAACCATTACCCGGCAGACGGGGGAAATCGAATGGACCGCCATCAAGCGCATCAGCGACGGCCGGTATCAGGCCGTGGCGGACGAGGGTGAGAATGGGTTCGACGCGGCAAAAGCAGCAGTCTTCCTCGATACCGTCTACGTACCGTCCTTCACTTCCGGTACGTAATCCATCACCCGCCAGGTTTCTGGTTGGCGGGTAGTCTGTTTTTACAGGAGGCAATGTCATGATCACCTGCACGTTGGGAGACAAGAAATACACCGTGGATTTCGTCACCGGCCGCGCGCTGCGCGAGATGGAGCCCGCGTCCAAAATGTACGCGAAGGTCGTGCAGTTCGCGCAGGCCGCCGCGTCGGGGGCGGAAGTTCCCACGGACGCGAATTTTACCATCCCGGAGGCCATGGACACCATGATCCGCTGGTTCTGCCTGCTCTTCAAGAATCAGTTCACGCCCGACGAGATGCTCGACAACTACCCCGCCGACCAGATCATGCACGACATCGCGTTCGCGCTCATGGCCGTGCAGACGCAGACGACGGGAGTGCTGGCCGATTTCCCTATGAAGGGGGCGGCGGAGGAAGCGACGGAGCCGATAACGAACGCGACGGCATCCTGACGCTGCCCGACTACATTTACTCGACCTACAACGCGCTCCTCGAGTCCGGCTGGCGGATGGGCGAGATCGACGACATGGACATGCTCGGGTTTCTGAAGCTCCGGGCGTGGAAAGCCGCGCGGGATCAGAAAAAGAGCGAGCCCCGGAGGGCCTATATTGACCAGATCTGGCCCGGTTTGAAGTAAGAATGACCGGTTTGTATGCAGTTATACCTGCATTTTCCGAGAAAAGTATAGCACTGTTTTTCTCGGACCACAACGACTGATTCTGCGCCTGATTTGTCGGGCGCTCTTATTTTGCGCTGAAGGGGGCGGATTTCTTGAGCGAAGTGTTGCGGGACCTGGTCGTATCGCTTTCTCTCGACAGCAACAATTTCTCCCGGAATCTGACCTCCATCAGCCGGCAGGTGGCGGAGGCCGAGAGCGCGTTCAAGCGCGCGGCGGCCGGCGTGGACGGATTCGAGAAGACCGTCGCCGGGACTCAAGCGCAGATCTCGAGTCTTCAGCAGAAGCTGGTGGCTCAGCGGAATGCCTTCACCCAGTACGAGCGCGCGCTGGAAGCCGCCAATACGAAGCTCGCGGCGTCCGTCCGGAAGAACGGCGAACTCGGGGTCTCCCTCGACGCCGCGAAGACGCGGTTTGCCGAACTGAAGGCCCGGATCGACCAAACGAAGGCCGCGTTTCAGACCAGCGTCACGGCCACCGGCGACAACAGCGAGGAATCCAACCGGCTGGGTCTCGAGCTCCTCGATCTGGAGGAGCAGTACAAGGCGGTCGGTGCGGAAGTCAAGAAGCTGGACGGCCAGCTCGCCGCCGGCACCAAGAGCCTCCAGAACAATGCCGACGCGGTGACGAAGGCGCGCACCGGGCTCAATCTGGCCCAGGCTGCCGTGAAGCAGACCGAGGCGCAGATCCGGTCCGCCAACACCCGGCTCGCGACGCTGGAGTCCGCGTGGACGAAGGCAGGGGATTCCCTCACCGCGTTCAGCAAGAAGGCGGCGGCGGTCTCCAAATCGCTGAACAGTATCGGCATCTCCATGACCCGGTATGCCACCGTGCCGATTCTCGCGCTGGGCGCGGCGTCCATCAAGGCGTCCGTCAGCTTCGAGAGTGCTTTCGCGTCCGTGCGCAAGACCGTGGACGCCACGGAAGAGGAGTATCAGGCGCTCTCGGACTCTGCGAAACAGATGTCCACAGAAGTGGCGACCTCCGCAGACACCATCGCGGAGGTCATGGCCAACGCCGGGCAATTGGGAATCCGAAACAACTATCTGGTGTCATTCTCCCGCACCATGATCGACATCGGGAACTCCACCGACCTTGCGGCCGGGGAAGCGGCTACCGCCATCGCGCAGTTTGCCAACGTGACGAAGATGGCCCAGACCCATTTCTCCAACTTTGGCTCCGCGCTGGTTGATTTGGGGAACAACTTCGCCACCACCGAGAGCGCCATCATGAACATGGCTACGCGGCTTGCCGCCGCGGGTACTGAAATTGGGCTCTCCCAGGCGCAGATCCTGGGCTTCGCCACCGCGCTGTCCTCGGTGGGCCTCGAGGCGGAAGCCGGAGGCACTGCCTTCTCCAAGGCCATGATCCAGATGCAGGTGGCGGTGGAGACGGGGAATGACAGCCTCTCCGATTTCGCGAAGGTCTCCGGGATGACAAGAGATGCGTTCTCGGCGCTCTGGAAAACCGACCCCTCCGCCGCCATTCAGGCGTTTATCGTGGGGCTCTCCCAAATGGACGAACAGGGCGTGTCCTCCATCGTGACGCTGGAGGAGATGGGCTTCTCGGAAGTGCGCTTGCGGGATACCCTCATGCGCGCAACAAACGCGACGGAACTGTTTTCACAGGCGCAGGAGACCGCGACCTCCGCTTGGGGGGAGAACACCGCGCTCTCGAACGAAGCCGCCAAGCGCTACGCCACCACCGAGAGCAAGCTCAAGAACCTCAAAAACACCGCAATCCTGTTCGGGCAGCAGCTGGGCGACGACCTGAACCCCACCATACAGAGCCTCGCGGACTGCGCGGGCGATCTTTTGGAGAAGTTTCAGGCGCTGGACGAGAGCCAGCGGATGCAGATCATCCGGTTCGCCGGGCTCGTCGCCGCCGTCGGCCCGGCTTCTCTCGTACTGGGGAGAGTGTCCAAGGGCGTCGGTGCCCTCACAGGCACGGTGGGAAAGCTCATGACCGCGGTGGGCAAGGCCGGGGGCGGCTGGGCGGGGCTCATGAGCGTGGTGGGCTCGTCCCCCGCAGTCTGGCTCGCCCTCGGTGCGGCCACCGTGGTCGCCACCGTCGCGCTCGTGGATTACGCCACCGGCGCAAAGGCGGCGCGGGAAGCGCTCAAGGCGATGAACGAGCAAGCCGAGGAATGGCGAAACACCCAGGCAAAGACCATCTACGATACCGGCAACGACGCGCTTGCGCGGTTCGGGCTTTCGGAAGACGATTTCACGGGCGCCGTCGACGCGTCCAAGGACTGGATGAGCCGGCTGGTTGCGACGTGGACGGACGGCAAGGGCGAAACAAACGCCATCGTCAAGAGCTATGTCGACGAGTTCACGGCGGGCAGCGATGAGATCCGGAACGCGATTCAGGCGCGCCAGAAGATCCAGGAGGATCTCGGGGCCGACGACCCCCAAAACGACGAGTATCTGAAACAGCTCGATGCGTACGACAAGGAAGTCGAACGCCTGCTGAAGAAGCGGCAGAACGGGTTCCTGACGGAGGAAGAGCAGGCGCGGCTCGGTGAGATCGTACAGCTGCGCGCGCAAATCAAGCTCACGTATGTCACCGGCGAAGGCGGCGCATACGATTCGATCCGCGGCGGCGTCGAAGCCGAAAAGGCGCGGCTCGAAGCGGAGGCGGGCGGACAGAATCCTGTCATCGGCGTGGATCTCTACACGGACGCGCTCAAGGCGGGCGCGGAAGGGTACCAGGCACAGGTGGACGCGCTGAACGCGTCCTATGACGAGCAGTACGCCGCCGTGAAAGCAATCTCTGATGCGGACCAGCGTGACGCCGCGCTCAAGGAACTGAATGCCCGGCATATGGAGTCGCTGAACGCAGCCCAGGCTGAGTACAACAGTCTGGTCGCGGAGTATGGCAAGGAGGCCTTCCAGAGCGACGGCATCCAGAAGGCAAAAGATGATATGCAGGAGTTCGTGGATGTCATCGACAAATACAACCGCGGCGAGCTCAACGAGACGGGCCTGAAGGCGTTCACCGACACACTCGACGAAGGGCAGCTCGCAAGTTATATCGCCCTCCTCGGCCAGCTGCAGGAATCCGGGCTCGGAGACATGGACCTTGGAGGCGGGCTCACGGCGGAAGAGCTGCTTGGGGGTTACTCGTCCGTCACGAAGTTCCTGGAAGCACACGCGGGCGACGGGTTCGACGCCCTGGGTGAGCTTCTGGGCGCGAGCGAAAGCGAGGCCATGCGCGTTCTCGTGGACCTCGGGTTGACGGAAGAGGGTCAGACGCTTGCCGACACGATCCAAGGCTGGGAATCAAACGGGATTCAGGCCACCGTTTCAATCTCCGGTTACGTTCAGGAAACCGGCGATCCGCTGACCGTCCGGGGGATCAACATCAACCCGGTGACCGGGGTCGTAGAAGGGTACGACCAGAAGACAGGAACGGTCTATACCATTGGGAAAATCAGCATCGATCCGGTAACCGGGGTTGTGACCGGTTATAACCAGGAAACCGGCGACTCTGTCGTCATCACGGGCGTGAACATCGATCCCGTGACGGGCACCGTGACGGGCTACGACCAGGCAACAGGTGACGCGATCAGCATCACCGGTGTCAACATCAATCCCGAGACCGGTGAGATTGCGGGGTATAACCAGAAAACCGGCGACGCGATCACGATCGGGAACGTCAACATCGATCCCGTGACGGGGGATGTCACGGCCTTCAGCCAGGCGTCCGGCGAAGCCATGGAGATCCAAGGCGTCAACCTCCAGGGCGTGACCGGCGTCATCACCGGATACATTGAGGGCCCTGATGCCACGAAGCCGACTGTAGAGTTCATTGGCACGGTGACCGGGTTCAAGCTCGCGGAGAGCGGCTATGACACGGCGGAAACGCTCGGGGGAATGCCCGAGCAGAGCGTCATTCACAACGCGGCGTGGAACCGAGGTGCGGCAAAGACCGCGAGCGAGTCCGAAACGAAGAGCCTCAATGCCGAACTGCAAACGACGCTGGAAACCCTCGAGGCAATTGAGGCCGCGGGCGGCGACGCGCTCCCGGGGCTGTCCGAGTACATCGCGGAAGCCCTTGCCGCCCTCGATAGTGGCACGCTTTCTGACGAAAAGAAGCGGGAAGTCACAAACAACCTGACCCAGATCATGACGTTTCTGCAGGCTGCGAACGAATTCCTCGGGGCGGGCAATAACCTCTCTGCCGGAATCGCGGAGGGCATGACGGAGTACGGGTGGCAGGCGGATGCCGAAACCGTCGTCTCGGACATCGAGGACGCGCTGCGCACCGCCGCGGACAGCCACTCGCCGGCAAATGCCACGAAGCCGGCCGGCGGTGACCTGGCCGCGGGGCTGGGTGTGGGAATGTCAGAGACCGACTTCTCCGTTTATGCCGCAAAAACGGCAGGAGCAATTGAAGCGGCGTTGCGTGTCGCGCTCTCTCCAGAAACCATGCGCGGCATTGGGCGCAACGCGTCGTATGGGCTTGGGTACGGCATCCTGTCCGGCGAGGCGTTCGTGGTGGCCGCGATCCGGACGGTTGCGCGCGCGTCGGTGACCGCGGCGAAACAGGAACTGAAGATCAGCTCGCCCTCGGCCGTGTTCCGGGACGAAGTGGGCCGCATGGGCTCCCGGGGCATCGGGGTCGGGTTCGAGCTCGAAGCCAGGGCGCAGGCAAGAACCATCCAGAACGCCAGCCGCTACCTCGTCGGCGCAGCGCAGGCGAGCGTCAGCGGGAGCAACTCGTATGACAACAGAAGGACCTACAACTACAACGCTGCGTCCGTCATACAGGTGGACAAGCTCTACGTTCGGGACGAGCAGGACATCTACGCGCTGGCGGTGGAGATTGCGTCGCTCACCAAGCGCCGGCAACGAGGGAGGGGGCTCAGGATGGCATGAATGACTGGTTCTCCTGGAACGGTGTAAAGAGCACCGGGTATGGCATCCACGTTACGGAACAGCCCAGCGTGATCCGCCCTTCCGAGCGCGCGACGTTCATCAATGTGCCCGGCCGGATCGGGTCCCTCACGACGCTGGAAGCCGATGATGTGTACGACGATTTCGTCTTGCCCATGGAGTGCGCAGTATCTGACCTGAGCCGCATGACCGAAATCGGCGGCTGGCTCAAGGGCGCGGGGGCGCTGGAACTGGCGGAGCGCCCGGGAGGCTTTTATTATGCCAGGGTTGCGAATCAGATCGAGTTTGCAAAGGTGCTTCGCAATCATCCCCACCGCACCTTCACGGTGAACTTCCGCTGTCAGCCGTTCTGGTATCTGAAGGATGTGCCCAATCTCACGCTGACGGTTTCGGGAAGCACAATTACAAATCTCGGCAACATCGCTTCCGAGCCCGTCGTCACGGTCTACGGATCCGGGGACATCACGCTCATGGTGGGTACGACAATTATGGAGCTCGAGGGGGTTTCTGGGAGCATTACACTGGATACCCCGCTCATGGAGGCATATTCCGGCATAACCAGCCTGAACGGCTCCATGGGCGGGGATTTCCCAGTACTTGTACCGGGCATGAACGCGGTGAGTTGGTCGGGAAACGTAATAAAAATCGAGGTCAGGCCCAACTGGAGATTCTTGTTCTGATGCTGTTTTGCTTGTCAGATTAATGCAGCCCTGATACAATAAACGTAAGGATAAACGGAATTTGTCGAGGTGAGTCATGTGGAAGAATTAAGACTGGTCGTTCCTTCTATCGAATATTTGGACCAGATATTTGCGTATCGCCAAGAGTTTCTGGAGAACCATGACAGCATGGACGGCACGGCAAACCTCAGAAAGTTTGGCAATCCTATGGAATGGCTGAACTGGATCGCAAAAACAGCTTCAAAAGAGACCTGTCCCTCGGAGCTGGTGCCAGATTCAGTGTTTTTGTGCATTCGTGTGTGGGATAACAGGGTTGTTGGAATGGTGAATATCCGTCACTACCTAAATGATTACCTTCTTCATTATGGTGGGCACATCGGTTACAGCATCAGAAAATCAGAGCGCCGAAAGGGTTATGCGAAAGAACAGTTGCGATTGGCACTTTTGGAATGCCAGCGGTTGGGGATTAGCAACGTTCTGATCACGTGTAACAAAGACAATGAGGGTTCCAGAAAGACAATCCTTTCAGGCAAAGGTATTTTGGAAAATGAGGTTATCAACCCTGAAAATAATGGAACGATACAGCGATATTGGGTAGCACTGTAAAATTCAGATCTTGAATGCCGCTTATGGCCTCCTGAGGAATTCCAATTCACCGGGGTCGTATCGGCCCATTGTCAGCTGATGGAGGAAAATCATCCATGAACGCCTACCCTGACGCTATCCTTTTTGACCTTGACGACACGCTCATCTCGTTTACAAGTGTTTCACCCATCGCGTGGGAGAAGTGTTGCGGGGACTTTGTGGAGAACATCGGCGAGCCCTTCTCGAAGGATGCCCTGCTCGAAACGCTGCAAAGAAAGCGCGAATGGTATTGGGGTGATCCGCAAAGGCATAAAACGGGGCGGGAAAACATGCGACAGGCAAGGCGCGACGTCGCGTCGCTGGCTCTGGCGGATTTCGGCATAACGGAAACCGGCTTAGTCAACAAACTGGCGGACGCATATTCCGATTATCAAAACGAATTGGTGTGTCTGAAGCCGAATACAATAGACACGCTGAACGCGCTGAAAGCTCTTGACGTCCGCATGGGCCTTGTCACAAACGGCGCATCGGAGGGACAGCGGGAGAAACTCAGGCGGTTTTCGTTGACCGGTTATTTTGAAATCATCCTGATCGATCAG